CCGTTTGGGTCGATACACTTAAGGACGAAAGACGCCCGATAGAGAAAGTTATCGCAGGTAAGACTCGATCATTCGCATGTGGACCAGTAGATTACAACATTTTGTTTAGAAGACATTTCCTAGCATTCGTTGCGAACGCTATGGATAATCGTATTCACAATGAAATTAGTGTGGGAACTGATCCATATTCCTTTGATTGGGAGAAAACCTACGTGAAACTGACTCATTTCGGGAAGAATTTGACCAGCGGTGATTTCTCGAACTTCGACGGAAGCCTCTCTGCTGATTTACTATGGGCCGTCTACGACGTAATTAACAACTGGTACTTGCTCAATGGTGAAACTCAACACGAAATCGTTCGCTATGTTTTATGGCTTGATATTGTGAACTCTGTCCACTTACTACATGACACCTTGTATGTATGGGCACATTCGCAACCATCAGGGAATGCCGCGACAACCATTATCAATTGTCTGGCAGTTAAACTGGCTACGCGATATGCTTTTTCCAAAGAAACCAATTTGCCACCTCAATGCTTTGAAGATTATTGCTCTATGGTATGCTATGGCGATGACGTCAACATCAATGTGAGACCTGGAACCAATTTGGATTCCTTCGCTTTACAACGCGGGTATGCCCAAGTGGGACTAACTTACACTGATGCTGAGAAGACTGGAAATCTGCAACCTTATGTGGACATCAATGACATAAAATACCTCAAACGCCATTTTCGTTACGAGCCCTACTTAGGTAGGCACGTGGCGCCTTTGGAATTAGGTGTTGTGTTGGAGATGTGCAATTGGGTGCGTGGAGATGATATAGCACGAGCAACCATAGACAACGTCCAAACCGCAATTCGAGAATTGGCATTACACGACGAAGAAACTTTCCAATATGTTGACAAACTCTCAAGCGCCGTATACCGCCAACTTGGGCGTCTTCCACAGACGTTTACGCGCAAAGCATTGCTGGAATGCTATAAAACCGGCCAATTTAAATTACAATGGGGAGACTCTACAGTCGATAAGAGTTTCCT